ATGATTAAGTACCTACTGCCTTTTGTGTTCATTGCCTCAGCCTGGGCCGAGCCTGCGCTGATGATGTGTCACGGCAAGTACGCGCTCTGCGCCGCCAGCCCGACAACGCCAACAAACAAGACGATGGTCATCAACGGCGTGACGTTCCAGCAAGGCACTTCAGTTTGTCCTGTGCTGACAGGATCGTCAGTAGGCGACCGCAACCTGATTGGTTCTTGCAAACCGCCCAAAGGCAAAAACATGGTCTGGTCACTGTTTAGCACCGAGATGGAGTATCCCCAGGCGCCATCCTGGTCTGTGGTCAAGGCTACGCCCCGCACCTTTGTGACAACTGCTGGCGATGGCGGCATGGCAAACCAGTGGTCATACCCTTGCACTATCAGGCCCAAAAAGGTCAATGGCGCTACGTTGGCAGATTGCCTAGGGCCACTCAACGAAAGCCCGTGGGGAGGCGCTGTGGTGCCTGCTGGGGCCACTGTTGTGACCTCTGCGCCTATTGGCTCGGCCTATTCAGTTGGAGGTAACTTACCGTGAAAGCAAAACTCACTTTTGCCGTTACGTTGATGGTCAGCCTGACACTATGTGTTGTTGTTGTTGGCATGGTTGCTGTATTGATGATTGGTTTGTTTGACGAAAAAGTAGACAACAGCGAAATCTTCAAGCTAATTAGCCCAGCGTTCCAAACCATAGTAGGCGGGTTTATCGGGCTGCTTGCTGGCGTCAAACTATCACATGATGATGAGGAAACAAAATGATTGGACTAGACGCTATCCTTGGTATCGGCGGCAAGCTGATTGACAAGCTGATTCCTGACCCTGCTGCCCAAGATGCCGCACGGCTGGAGTTGCTCAAACTGCAACAGTCGGGCGAACTGGCGGCAATGACTGCCCAGACCGAAATTAACAAGGCCGAGGCCAGCAACCCATCTGTGTTTGTCAGCGGCTGGCGTCCAGCAATCGGCTGGGTCTGCGCTCTGGCAATGGGCTATCAATATCTGGCTCGACCCCTGATGGTTGCCTTTATGCCTGCGCTGGTTTTTCCCGGCCTTGATGACAATCTTTGGCAACTGATGATGGGGATGCTTGGCCTGGGCGGGTTGCGAACCTTTGAGAAGACCCAAGGCGTAGCATCCAAGTGACCCCGCATTTCACGCTTGCCGAGTTGACCCACACCGACCACCGCAGCCTAGACAATACGCCAAATGATGCAGAACGAGCAAATCTACAACAACTGGCTGAGTTTTTGGAGTTGGTCAAGGTGGCGCTTGGCGGCAAGCCAATAATGATTAACAGCGCCTTCAGATCAAAGGCCGTGAATGACGCAGTAGGCAGCAAAGATAGCAGTCAACATAGGCTGGGGTTAGCTGCTGACTTCCGAGTGCCTGGGGTCGCTCCAGACGCCGTGGTGAGGGCGTTGCTGCACTTGCCCTATGACCAGATCATCAGAGAGTTTGACGCCTGGACCCACATCAGCATCAGCGACAAGCCCCGGCGTCAAGCGTTAATCATTGACCGACAGGGAACTCGGGCTTTCGTATAACCGCCCGGTACGCCTCAATCGCATCCTTCAAGTCACTACGCAACTGCTCAAGCTGATCTTGCTGCTTTTGCAGCCGCAGGTATGCCTCCATAGCAAACTTGTCCAGTACGGCTCTGTCCCAGGTTGCAAAGGTAGGCGTCATGGGTGTGGGCAATCGTCTGGTACAAAGGCCAAACAGTGGACGGCGGTGTACTTGCCTGTTGTCTTGACCCACCTGTCAACGTAGGTGTCAGGCATTAACGCAAGGCTGCGGCTAACGCCTGTCGGTGTTAACTTCAGTGCAAGTGCAAGTTCCAGGGCAGTCATGCCATCTGGTGCCTGTGCCAGAGCGTCCCTAATCTTTTCTGAAATTACCACGGTGCGTCCTCATAATTCTCAGGGTTAAACGGGATTGGCTTGCTTGGAAAAGCCGGGGGCAGTTCAGTGGGAAAGGGCCAGTTATCCATTATTGCGATCCGCAGCGGCGTAGAGGGGCATTGGCGGCACATCCACAGCAGTCGGCGCAAAAATGCTTGTGGGCTTTGCCCAGTAAAAACCATTTCGCGGATGGTAAAAAGCCACAGGCTCTGGCTGTGCTGCGGGTGGGGTGGCCCTCACCATATGCTTTAGCCAATCAGCCTGAAACCACTCGTCCTGCCCGTTAATCCTGACACATAGGTCTGTGTGGTGAGCGTGCTTAAGCCGATCAATCAACCGCTGGACAGAGGCCACCTGAATTGAGTTAATGTTTTCGTCGGTCAAAATCCACGCCACCGGCTCCTGATTTTCAGATTGTGCATGTTTCATGATGATTCCTTTTTGCTTGCTTGTATGCTTCGCTTGCCTTTTCTGGAGTGTCAAAGTAACCAAGATGTTTGGTTTTGCTGTTGATTTTTATTGATGCCATCCATTTGTCTGCAAACGGTGAAACACCCAAAAAGCCAGATTTGTTATCCACCCTTGGCTTGCGTTGGTTGTATTGGTTTTGCCTAACAGTTACTTGCCGTAGGTTTGAAATCCTGTTGTCTGTTTTGATTCCGTTGATGTGGTCAAGGTCTAATTCTGGAAATTTTTGATAATGGAGTAGCCAAGCAATTCGATGTGCTTGGTAGCCTTTGCCTCCAAGCATTACGCAGATATAGCCTTTTCCGTTTACTGCTCCTGCTTCACTGCCTGCTTTTTTGGTTCCGCGTGATTTTCGCCAGTACAGTTTTCCAGTTTCCGCGTTGTATTCCAACGCCTCCAGCGCCTGCTGCATTACTTCTCTGTCAGTCATGTGTTCCCCCTTGCTCTGATGCGCTCACCAACCTCTTCGTCCCAGACATTGTGGTTGTCAAACAGCTTCGCACACGCCTCTCGCTCGGCAGCGACAACAAGAGTGGCAAAGGCTTCAAGGTAATGCAGAAATTTATCCCTGTTGCGGCCCATGCCGTAGTACGCTATTCCTGATGCGTCTGCCATGAGAATGATGTCATCTTTGGTCATAGCATCCCCCACAGAAACCCAGCCAAGCCAGCAATGCCAACCAAGGCAAACAGCACCAGCAACGTGATTGCAATGCCAAACATCAAGTTTGCCAGTTCGTAATCGTCATCATCATCCATGTTGTCACCTCTTTAAAATGCTATGTCGTCATCGTCTTTGGGCAACCCTTGATAACCATCCTTTGGCTTTGGGTCATTGATATATGCCCAACCATCCCAGCCACCTTCCTTTACCGGGATTACTTCAATTTTGACCATCTCGCCCCGCTGAGTCTGGATGATGCTGCCAATCCGCTGATAGCGGTTTTTCTTTTCACCTTTGGCATTGGTGTATGTGCCAACAATGCAGCTAAGTTCTTTTAAGATTTTTGCCATGATTTTCCTTAGTAAATGTGTTGCTTGCTGATTTCTTGGATAACCTGGTCATAGTAGACCCGTGCCGCCTCAACTTTGATTTTGATCTTGTCTTCCAAAGCTGCATCACGTTTATACGGGACGATGGTCACTCGCAGTTCCCGATTGATGTGATCGACCTTGTGCAGCTGCTTGCTTTCGTAACCAATCAAATCGTCTGGAGTGCTAACCAGGCAATAGGCAATGTCTGCCCGTGGTTTGTCCCAAAGCATCATATAAGCCCGTAGCTGCCATTCGTACCCGGTATCTCTGCCCTGGTCAGCCAGGACGTAGAAAGTAGTCAGGCACCAGCTGGACTTGATGTCAATGATTCGGTCATCAGCAACAATGTCAGCCTCGCCAGTTATCCAGGCATTTGTTTTACGCTCTTTGTTTTTGGCATGGCTGGACAGGTGTACGGCGTTGTAAAGGTCGATGGATTCGTCTTCAACTCTTAACCCCTTGTCCATGTACTTTGTAGTAACCCGTTCGTCATAGCCATAAATAAACTCTTTGGCTAACTTAGTGACGTAGGTTTTAGCCCCCACGCTCAATTCGTCATTGCCTTTGCCATCGGTCATAATGGCTGACAGGGCACTGGCTCTAAAAATAATGCTCATAATGTTGCCTTTCTTGCGTCTTTGGCCTTGGTGATCTGATCACGGGCGGCTTGGTCATTACCGACTTTTTTGATTGCCTGGAAAAATGCTTCTCGCAAGTCACCATGCGTATTGGATTCGGCAATGTCATCCAGCAGCGCATTAACCGTGGCGTCAGAAACTTTGGGTACTGGCTTGCTACCTGCATTGCCATCGTCGTCCTCGGGTGCAATCCCGCAAGCCGCCATCAGGCTGTACCGCCTCGCATACGTTAGAGCAGAGCCGTAGCCCTGGGGGTCATGCTTGGCAGCTGGTACATGGAGGATGCCGCACTCCAGCATTTCGCCAGATTCGTGGACAAACATGGTTTCCACCATGACGCCATCGGTGCAGTCGTAGCATTTCTGGATAAGTGCTATCCCGTTGTCGTTTAAACCGCCTATGACCGCCTCAACGCAAGCGGCCAGGTCAGCATAGCGTGACTTGAAATGCGGGTTCGTAGCGGTCTTTAAGGCAGGCCCAAAGGCCTTCTGTGCTTTGACCAGTGCAGTAGCAATCAGTTTCATACAGTCTCCTTCAGTTCCAATAATTCTTGAGTTTCAGCAAACAGGGTAATCTCAGTCTTGTTTCCGTCTTGGTCAATCACAAACAGTTTGCGCGTCCAAAACACGCCAACTTGCCCAACCAGGCTAGACGGTTCTTTTAGTTGCAGGCTTTTAATCCTGTGAATCAATATGCTTGTCATGTCAACTCCTTGTAAGTGATTTCAATTTCCAATTCTTTGCAGCGCTCTTGGGCGCACTCCAGCAAATAACTCATCTCCCGCAGCGCACTGGTCAGCATCCCGCACTCAAACGCCAGCCGATCAGCAGGCTCTGCCCCTGCATATGATTTGGCAACAACAGCGTGGATGCCATCTAAAATTTGTTGAATGTTCATAGTTGCACCTTTGAAGTTTTCTTGCCACGTTTGGTAAAGCATTGCACAGCGCCATCGTCCAGCAGCCGCCAGCCAGCGTTCTCACCGCAAAGCTGCTGTACTGCTGCCTCAAAGCGTTGCTGGCGCTCCTGGTCAGTCTTAGCCGCCTTGTAAGCCGCCACAGCATCCTGCGCTGCCTCGATCTCACTGGGCCAATCAAGGTAGTGGCTGGTGCCAAGCACCAGGGCCACCAACCCCGCTGCCAGCCAGTTCATGCCTCACCTCTGCCACGGCAGGTATGACACACGGCACCATCAAACTCGCCTTCGCCGCTTCCCTCACAAGCTGGGCAAATGTCAGTGTCGCAAGGCTCACTGTCGTTAGACATATAAGCCGCTACGTCTTGGTCATAGTCTTCCATAATGCATCCTTTATGGGGCCGTAGCCCCGTTGTGATTTAGCTTTGAAAAATCTGGCAATGGCAACCGCGCTTTACCATCACAGAAACAAAGCCAAGTGCCTTGCTAAGTGACGTAAATTCCATGCGTGACCAACCGCTTTCAGTGTCTGTGCTGTGGAATTCAACAATGTAAGTTTGTTTCATGATGTTTCCTAAAAAGACCCCTTGCGGAATTGCGTTGGGGATTGACTGCATCATAAGCCAGCTTAAATCATTGCGTCAACAACTTTGTTAATCCCCCTTAACTTTAGTCAGGTATTGACAGCTCTCCCTCTGGTAAGGTGGCTTACAATCGGGCATGACTAAAGAACAAGCAATCGCACTCGCTGGCTCTCAGGCTAAGCTGGCGGCATTGCTGGAGATCAATTCTGCTGCTATCAGCCAATGGGAAACAATTCCCGAAAAGCGCATCTGGCAGCTGAAAGTCTTGCGACCAGGATGGTTTGCATAGTAAAATTTGGGAATGGCTACCCTTAGCGGGGGAAAAGGCGATTCGTTACCGCCCTGCCAAACCCTCCCAGCAGTAACGGTTTGACCTAGAACGTAAGGTTGCCATGCACTATTTCAGCTTTCACATTGGGGACTACAAGTCCCACACCCATCATCTTTCGCTGATGGAAGACCTAGCCTTTCGGCGGCTGCTAGACCACTACTACCTGCACGAACACCCCATCAAGCAACGGGACATAGCCCGTCAGATCGGGATGCGTGACCAAGAGCAGGACGTTTTGACAGTCCTCAATGAGTTTTTTGTCAGCACAGACGCTGGCTTTATCAACCCCCGAGCCGACAAGGAAATTGCTGCCTACCGCCTGCTATCAGAGGCTGGCAAGCGAGGTGCTGACAAGCGTTGGCTAAAGCCACCCCATAGCCACCCTATAGCCACCCCATTGCCACCCTACTCCCCCCCCAATAGCAACCATGAACCATTAACCATTAACCATAAACCAATAGATACCTTACTTGTCAAAACCGATGGTTTAGACCCGAGGCCGAGCCGAATTGCCTGTCCGACAGACAAGCTGCTGGCGCTGTACCACCAAGAATGTCCAACATTGCCCAGAGTGATGATGTTGAACGACAAGCGCAAAAAGCACCTGGTCAGCCGTTGGCGTGAAGTGGATGCGGAAGACCACCTGGAGACTGCCGAGGATGGCCTAAAGATTTTTCAAGACATTTTTAGCAAAGTTCACAAATCTGATTTTCTTTGCGGCAGAACGGCTGGGCGGCAGTGGAAAAGCAATTTTGATTGGTTAATTCAACCCACCAACTTTCTCAAAGTGGTTGAAGGGCAGTACGACAATCGGGGTAAATCATGAGTTTTAAAAATCAATTGATGCCAGTGAAAGAGCCGCTGGATGGTGGCAAATCAGATTTGCTGTGCAGCGTGGATGGTTGCAATAGCCGCTGGAGCGTGCGGATTGATGGGCAATTGCCCAAGTGCAGTCATCACCAGTGGCAGCAGCCAAAGGTTGGCAACACCAAAACCTACCAACAATACCTGGCAGACAAAAACAGCCCAGCAGTGCCGCCTGTCAGCACCTGGTACAACAAGGAGCCGTGGTGAATTACTTTGAAGCCCCCAAACTGTTAGACCAGGTGCGCGATGGCCACAACCACACCTACGCCGACATTACCAAAGCACTTGAGCTGGTTGGAGACATTGACCCAGACGTATGCACAGATGGCATTAGCTGGTGGCGACCAGGCCCAAAAGCAGGGCAGACGGGACTACCTGGTGGCACGGTTTGTCGAACTGGAACAGGATTTTCCCGGCATCACGGCAATGATTCACCAAAAAATTAAGGCAATGAAATGATGCAAATCTGTTTTGAAGTGCCAGGCCAACCCCGCGGGAAGGGCAGACCGCGGTTTGCAAGACGGGGTAATTTTGTCAAAACTTACACCGATGCAGCCACAGCAAGCTACGAAGACCAGATCAGGTTTTATGCCTTGCAAGCAATGGGCAGCAGCGAACCTCTAAAAACGGCGCTAGTGGCTTGTATCTACGTCAGGCTACCTGTGCCACAGTCCTACTCTAAAAAGCGCACTGAGGCCTGTTTAAGTGGCTTGGAGAGGCCATGTAAGAAACCAGACCTGGACAATGTTGTGAAATCTTTTATGGATGGCATGAATGGCATCGTCTATGAAGATGATGACCAGGTGGTTGATTTGCACTCAACGAAACGCTATGCAATAAATGCTGGAGTTGATATTTTAATTAAGGAAATATTATGTTAGAACGTAGACTAGATGCGCCAGGCAATCCCCCATATTATGTTTGCACGCTTTGTAATTGGGCATATACTGGATTGCACGAAGCAAATAAACACGCTTTGAGTTGTGGGTATAAAGAGCCGCAACAGCCAGCATTTCAAAGCATTTCTAAAAAACCGCAGGTGGAAAAGCAATGAAGATTGCAGTATGGGAGCCTGTCCAGGCCCACAAAGAAATGATGACTGTGATCTGGCCCACGTTGAAATCTATGCTAATGGCTGGGCACAAGATGACAATTGAGATTAAACAGAGCCGCCGCAGCACCGAACAAAATGCCATGTTTCACAGCTTGATCGGCAAAATCAGCAAGCAGATGGCCACAGCAGGCAGCACCTGGACAGCGGACGATTGGAAAAGATTGCTGGTTGACCAGTGGGCGCACGACACAAACAGGAAAATTGGCAAGGTCTGTCCGAGCCTGGACGGGGAAAGAATTGTGCAGCTGGGCCTGCAAAGCCACAAATTCACCACGGGCGAGAGCAGCGAATTTATTGAATTCTTGTACGCCTGGGCAGCAAACAAGGGATTGACGCTGTAATGTGCTATATTTCAAAAGCAGTTGACCTTTCGGGGGTTCGCCCCCGCTTTTTGGACAGATATGCCAAACATTGACGACATTGCTGAATTCATTGCCCAGCTGTTCCACAGCTCGACGGTGACGCATCTGCTCCATTTGTCTACTGACAGCTACAGCAAACACAAAGCCCTGGGCAAGTATTACCCCGCAATTGTTGAACTTACTGACAAGTTTGCCGAGAATTTCCAGGGCAAGTACGAGAAAATTAAGGTGTACCCCGAAGAATTCCACAGCGCCACCGACCCAATTGCTTACCTGCAAGGCATCCAGGCGTTTGTGACCGAGGCCAGAGTGTCATTGCCAGAAGACACAGAATTGCAAAACATTGTTGATGAAATCGCAGAACTCATTAACTCTACCCTGTACCGCCTGCGTTTTTTGGAGTGAACATGGATGGCAAGATGGAAAAAATGGAAAAGATGCAGCCAAAAGCTGAAACGACACCAATGCAGCCTATGGCCCAGCCCATGATGAAGGCCAAAGCGCCAGCGCCCATGAATTACAGCGGCGGCAAATCCAACGGCGGCAGCTGCTACGACCACGGCAGGAAAAGCAGCCAATGACTTGCGGCAGCTGCAAGATGTTTCAAGACCAGCCTATCATGGGGGTCTGTCGGCTGTATCCCATGACGCAAAACAAGCAGCGCACCGATTGGTGTGGGCAATTTGCTGCCATCGAAACAGCCAGGACAATCACAGAATTGCCTGTTTACGACATAATGACCGACACTGTTACCCCGAGCATTGCCCCTAGAATCAAACGAAAGTACGAGCGTAAAAATGTTCAAACCACTGCGTGACCGTGTAGTTGTCAAGCCCCAGGTGCGGCTGTTGAGCGATTTGATCTATGTGGACAACAAAGAACCGTTCAACGAGGGCACGGTAGTGGCAGTTGGCGCTCTGGTGACTGATGTCGCAGTTGGTGATTTTATTAAGTACGGCAACGGGGATTATCTGAATTGGCCTACCCACACCGAGAATGGGCAGGATTACCAGATCATTCAAGAAGTTGACATTTGTGCTGTTGTGGAGTATGAAAATGGCAACTAAACCCGGTTTGTATGCTGCAATTCACGCTAAACAAGAGCGTATTGAGCGCCAGAAAGATGCTGGCAAGACCCCAGAGCGCATGAGGACGCCAGGCTCAAAAGGTGCCCCCACTGCCGCAGCGTTCAAGGCCAGTGCCAAGACAGCTAAAAAATGAGCAAGCACGACAAACCCATTGCCCATACCACTACGGGGAAGGGTAAGAACTACAACGCCACTGAGAAGGGCGCTGGAATGACAGCCGCAGGCCGCGCAGCGTACAACGCAGCCAATAACTCAAATCTCAAGCCGCCAGCCCCAAATCCAAAGACCAAAGCAGATGCAGGCCGCAAGGCTAGCTTTTGTGCGAGGATGGAAGGGGTTGTGCAACACGCCAAGGGCCCAGCAGAACGGGCAAAGGCATCCCTCAAAAACTGGAACTGTTAAGGAAACATCATGTCAAACTCAATCGCATCAGGCGTTGCATACGCTGAC